TCTGTTGTGTACGGTTTAATTGTGCTGGTGTGGGCAGCAGGTGTTGTTTTGCTAGGTATGGTTTAGGCATTTAACGCAAATCACGCTGTAGACGATAGAAATGCCCCTGCAAGACGTGTTTATAGTGTTGGTCATATATTTTTACCCTTGGGTGTGTAAGCGGTGTTTTTTAGAGTAAATTTTAAAAATGTTGTTACTTCTATGGGTAAAGGTTTACAAATGAAAATTTCGTAAATATAATTCAAGTGTAAAATTTTATAATTCAACAAAGTTGAATTTGGGTGGTGAAAATGGCAAAACGAAAATGGAAAAAGAAAGTGGTTAAGGTTGAGATTCCTGAAAAAGAGTTCCAGAGATGGAAATTCGTAGAGAATGGAAATGAAAGAATCCTTCTAATTGACTTCCGTTGTATCAGAAATCAACTCTTCGAAAAAGTGAATTATGGCTCTAGAAGAAAGATAAAATGGCAAACTCCAAAACAGCTAGAATCTCTCATTGAAGAGTATTTTGCTAGCTGCTATGATTATCTTTATGATTTCAAAACTCAACAGCCACTCCTTGATGCTGAGGGTAGACCTCGAAAAGGGCAGGTAGAACCTTTCACTCTATCGGGTTTGGCACTTCATATTCACATTTCGACTCAACAATTGAGAAGATTTAAGGATAAAGAAATTGATGCTTTGGGTATGCCTACAGACGAAGATTATGAAGGTCCAACCTACAGTGATCTCATAAATGCTGCAAGACAGAAGATTGAAACTTATGCAGAGAAAAGATTGTTTGATAAAGATGGGTTCAATGGTGGTAAATTTGTGCTTGATTGTGCATTTAAGTGGGGATATCGTAAGGAACTTGCTGAAATTGAAAAGATGAAGAAAGAAATTGAACTGAAGGAAAGAGAGCTTCAGTTGAAGATTGAACAGGCAGCAGCAGGTGAAGATACTGAAGATAATACAATAAATGTAACAATTCATAGAGCAGGAGAGGAGTAAAATTATGGGTGGACGTGGTTCTGCTGGTGCTCGTGGAGGTGGAAGTATGCAAACTCCAAAAACTTTGTACAATAAATCTCAAGTGGATGAATTAACAAAAGATTTTACACCACAGATGTTTTTAGGAGATGTAGAAAATAACTATATGGGTTCTTTAAATAGCATTAAAACAATGGCTGAAGAAAATGCACCAAGGGAGCTTGAGATTGGTGGATATACATTCAGAAATATGGGAAGTCCAAATGCTGTTATGGAACAAACAGGTAAAAAGAGTTTCAAGGATGTTGTTGTTTTAGATTATCAGTCCACAGAACAAATTGGTAAAGAATTTCCTGTTCTACAGGTAGGAATTAGAACTTGGAGAACACCAAAGGGAAAAGTCAAATCTGAGATAATTAGAGATGGCTATACCAATAAAACAAAATTTTGGTGAGGTAGCACATGATACCAAATGAACCAGACTTTCTAAACTTTCAGAAAATAGGAAACATGGAGCTCCAAGGTGAGTATGGATTTCCGAAGATTAAAGGAATAAAGCTCAAGCATCCGGAGGATGTGAATCTGATTGGGTTCAATTATGCTACAAATCCAAAAACTGAAGATAAGGAATCTCAGTGGGTGCATTTCTTTTTGCCTGATTATCGGTTTCAGCAGGTGTGGAATCATCCGGAGAAATACATTGAAATTTTTAGACAATACAAAGGAATATGCTCTCCGGATTTCAGCTGTTATGTAGGAATGCCCAAGGCAATGCAGATTTTTAATGTATACCGAATGGCATTCCTGACAGCATATTATCAAAGGTTTGGAATTCATGTGCTTCCCTCAGTGACTTGGGGAGAGCCTGATACCTATGATTGGGTATTCAGCTGGATTCCTAAAGGTTCAGCGGTGGTGTGTTCTACTGTTGGCTGCATGCAGAATAAAGAATCAACTCAGCTATTCTTAGAGGGTTACAAAGAAATGTGCAGTAGGATTGAACCAAGCTCAATTATTGTTTACGGTAAAGCAATTCCGGAGATAAAACAGAGCTCAGCAGAAATTTTTAGAGTCCCGAGCATGATGGAAGTTAGAAGAGAAACTGTATTTGGTGGTGCTATGAAGAAATGGGAAGAAATTCCTCAGGCACCAAGATTGAAATTGGAGGATAAAAATGGGAGGTAGAGGAAGTTCAGGAGCTAGAAATAGTGGTGGAAAAACTAGTGAAGCATCTCATGCAAAAGAGCTTTCGTGGAATGAAGAAAAAGAATATCTTAAGAATCTCGGGTATTCAGAGCGTGAAGCTGAGTTAATGCGTGATGTAATGACTGTATACATACAAAATCCAAATCGAGTCCAGCAGTATGAGAAAAATATAGATGGACTAATTGAACGAATGCCTGAATACAAAGGTGAAGTCTTCAGAGGGATTGTTGTTGATGAAGCTACATCATATAAAGTTGGGCAAACTATTGCAGAGGGTAAGATTAGCAGCTGGACTTCTGAAAAGTCTGTAGCTCGTGAGTATAGCGGTAGTGCAGAATACGCATCACAAAATGCTTGGCAAAAAGGTAGAGGACAAAAATCTGTTATCTTTGTAACCAATGATTCTGGTGGAGCATCAATATCCAGATTTCACAGTAGTGGAAACGAAAAATACCATAAAGAAGTTATAACAAAATCTACAGCCAAATACTCTGTTTCCAAGGTATCACGAACTGTAGAAAGTGGTGGTCGGGAAATTGAGTATGTATATTTGAAACGCAAGAGGTAACACATGGACATTGATGTAGTTGTAAATCCAAGATTTGAAAATTTCATATATGACTGGAATTACAAGACATATCTCCTTGTTGGTGGCTATGGTTCCTCTAAGAGTTATGGTGTTGTACAGAAGCTGATTTTAAAATGCCTGCAGGAGAAAAGAAAAGTGCTGGTCGTTCGTGAGGTTTATGATACTCACAGAGATTCAACATTTTCACTTTTCAAGGAAATTCTAGAACTTTGGGGAATTTTAGCTGCAAGTCCTAAAGAGAGGAAGACTAAAGTCGTAGCGAAGGAATCCCCATTCAAGCTCACATTTCCTAATGGCTCAACGGTTATCTTCAAAGGAATGGACAAGCCAGAAAAGCTCAAGTCTATCAATGGTATTTCTATTGTATGGCTTGAGGAGTGCTCAGAAATTAAATACGCAGGATATAAAGAGCTCAGAGGACGTCTCAGACACCCAACTCTGAGTCTTCACTTTATACTCAGTACAAACCCTGTAGGAACAGATAACTGGGTGTACACTCATTTCTTTAAATCAGTAGATGAAAAGGGCAATGAGACTGTAGTCTTAGATGATGAAAAATTGTACAGACTGAAAACAATCGTACATAACGGAGTTTATTATCATCATTCTACAGCAGATGACAATTTCTTCTTACCACCTGACTACATCAGTGAGCTTGATGACATGAGACGGTATGACCCAGATCTATATAGAGTCGCTAGACAGGGAAGATTTGGTGTCAATGGTCTTAGAGTATTACCTCAGTTTGAGACAATGGATGCTGAGCTTGTTATGCGTGAAGTTTCCGGAATTCCAAGCAAATTCAAATTTATCGGAATGGACTTCGGTTTTGAAACTTCATATAATGCTGTTGTACGAATGGCTGTAGACGACAAGAATAAGTGGCTCTACATCTATAAGGAATTCTATAGAAACCACTTAACAGATCCACAGACAGCAAAAGCTCTTGTCGATTGGGATGAGAACATTAAGAAAGAACCTATCATTGCAGATTCAGCAGAGCCAAAAGCTATTCATTTCTATCAGCTCGAGGGATTCAATATGCTGAAGTGTCACAAATATGAGGGTTCACGTCTTGCCAACACAAAGAAAGTAAAGCGATTCAAACGAATCATTTGTAGTACCGAATGTGTGAACTGCATCAGAGAATTGAGGACTCTAACTTATGCTAAGGACAAGAAGACAGAGAATTTGATTCCTGATGAATTCAATATTGACCCACATACATTCTCAGCAATCTGGTATGGTCTTGATCATTATGAAGTTGCTGATGTAAAGGAAATGAAACCGAATAGCAAGAGAGGAGGAATTTAATGAATAACATAGTCCTTAAGAAACCGTTTCAGCTAGGAATCGACCCATATCCGGATTGGTTCAAACAGCTGGATAAGAGTCGTATGAATTTTGTACTGAGAGAGGATGGTACACTGAAAGAAGTGACCATTCAACTCGATGCAAGTGTACTTACAGTGAAAGCTGGGGATATCTTGGGTTTGATTAACGGTCAGATCACAGTACTTCCAGCTGCTGCTAAGCAATATTTATAATTTTGGAGGTAAAACTACATGAAGAAAATCAATTGGTCTGTAAGGCTCAAAAATCGGGCATTTTGGCTCGCAATGATCCCAGCGGTACTTTTATTGATCCAGGCAGTTGGATCCTTATTTGGGCTATCCTGGGACTTTGGAGACCTAAATAACAAGCTGCGGGATGTAGTCAACGCTGCATTTGTGGTGTTAGCTATCCTGGGCATCGTAAATGACCCAACAACAGCAACTTTTAATGATAGTACAAGAGTTATGAGTTACACCAGACCAAAACGAGAGGAGGATCAGGAGTAATGATTTACATTGGTTCATCTAGACATGACGAAAGAGGAAAATATCATGGTGGCAAGGCAGGAGATCAGCAGCAGACTTCATCTACTTGGGACACAAGAGGTGAAGTTTCTATTCAGACTCTTGCTGAATTTGTAGGCAGCAGAGCTTGGTACATTTTGAGACCAAAGAATCCTACTCATGCAAAGGCTCTGGCTCAGGCAATGTTAAGAGCTTGCAATAACCCAAATATTGGCTACAATCAGGATGCACGATATGGTGTTGTTAAGATGGGTACAGCTACAAAGACTCCTACAAATTCTGATTGTTCTTCTCTTGTAAGACAGTGTATTAAAGAAGCCACAGGGAAAGATGTAGGAGATTTTACAACTGGAGCAGAACCGTCTGTTCTTGAGAGATCTGGTCTTTTTGAGAAAGCTAAAATCTACACAGCAGGTATGACAATCTATGAGGGCGATGTATTTGTGACTCAGTCTAAGGGACATACAGGTGCTTGTGTTGTAGGTCAGAGCAGAACTAAAGAGAATACTTCTGTGACCAATGGAAAATACATTTACAAAAATGTAGACTATGGCTGTGTATTTGATCCAGCGTTCTATGCAAATGCTTACAGCGATCTCAGAGCTGCTTTTGGAACTGATGCTACGATGTTATTCAAGCACTTCTGTCAGTACGGTATGAAAGAACAGAGACAGGCTTGTGATTCTTTCAATGTAAAGATCTATATGGCAAAATACCCTGATTTACAGAAAGCCTATGGCAGCGATGCTCCATCATATTATATGCATTATGCTCTCTTCGGTAAGAAGGAAGGCAGAATTGCTATTTGAGGTAGAATATGAGTAAAGAAAAATTAGAAGATTCCGTTATAAGAATTTACAGCAGCATTCCTTACAATGTAATTTCTGAAGATGTACCTGCTTATAAGAAGACTGATTTCTACAAGGAATTGTCTGAGATCATGAAATATTATTCTGTGTATGAATCCGGAATAGACTTCACTGTAGAAGGTACAAATGGAGATTATGTAGGATCTGATGTAAGATTCAGAAAGAATAGAGAGCTTATCAACAAGGAAGCTCGATTTATGTTTGCCCATACTCCAGACTTCTACATCAATAAAAATACAGCTCATACAGATGAGGAGAAGGATCAGGCTTCAATTGCTTCAGAGTTCATTCAGAATGTACTTGCTAAAAATGGTATTGGCTCAAAGCTGGTCAAAGCTGCTAAGGATTGCTTCATTGGTAAGAGAGTTGGATTCATTCTAAATTTTAACGAAGAGGGAATCTCAATTACATTCCTGAAGTCTCATGAATTCATCTATGAGAAGAACTCTGCTGAAGAGCTGATTCGGTTTATTGCATTCTATACAATCCTTGATACAAGCAATAAGAAAGACAAGCGAATCAAGAAAAAATCTTACGAGATGAAGAATGGTGTCTGCTATGCTCATGAGATGATCTATGATGGCTTGGGCAATGAGATTGAGGAAACCTTACCAGAACAGGCAACTCTGTTTGAGTACATTCCAGCAGCAGTCATTATCAATGATGGCTTATCAAATGATGGGTATGGCGAATCTGATATTGATATAGATCATGAAGGACTATACAGCAAGCTTGCTAATAGCGATATTGATGCTGAGCGTAAATCTATGAATGCAGTTAAATATGCCATTGATGCAAGTACAGATAGTACAGCCAATCTCTCTACAGCTCCAGGTGCTTTTTGGGATATTAAATCCAACCCAATTTCACCTGACCCAAAGACAGCTCAGGTTGGTATGCTTGAATCTAACATGAGTTACTCTGGACCGCTGAAAGTTACCCTTGACAGAGTTAACAATTATATGCATGGACAGCTCGATGTTCCTGATATTAACTCAGAACAGCTGCAGGGTGTAATTACTTCCGGCAAGACACTCAAAGCTCTGTATTGGGGACTTATCGTTCGTTGTGATGAGAAGATGTTAGCTTGGAAGCCAGCTCTTGAGCATATGGTTAGAAGTTTACTTGACGGTGCTATATTTTATCCTGAGAGTGCCTTGAACTATCAGGAAGAACCAATTCCTGATATTGAATATGACATTGAAGTCACGAATAACTATCCGCTTCTTGAGGATGATACTGAAGAGAAGAATATGGATCTAGCTGAGGTTCAGTCTATGACGATGTCACGAAAAGCCTACATGAAGAAGTGGAGAGGTCTGACTGATGAGGAAGTAGATGAAGAGCTTCAGCAAATTCTTGATGAGCGTGATATGTTTGAGAATGCAGTAATTCCGGATGAGATGGCTGATGAGGACGAAGAAGACTCTGAAGGTGATGAGCCAGATCCTGAGGATGAAGAGCTTGATGAAGATATTGATTCTCAGGTTGATGAATTTTTAGCTGGTCTGGGAGGTTGATATGGCATACGCAAGTAAATACTATGACCCAGTCAAAGCTCATGAATATTACATGAAGCATAGACAGCTCAAGGGTAAAAAGAAAAAGACTCCAGAAGAGCAAGCTACTGCTGATCGTAAATCAACCAAATCTCTAAACGATGAAGGAAAAGCTGCTGCCAAGCAGATAAAAGCTGCTATTCAAAAGAAACGAAGACAAGCCTACAGAGATATTTCTGATAATCTCAGTGACCAGCTTGCTGATCTCAGGGAACAAATGAAGCTAGAAGGGTATAGCACCGATGAGATCAAAGAAAAGGCTGAAGAGCTGAGAGCACAAGCAAAGGAAGCTAAGGAACAAGTTAAGGCTCAGTTTGAAGAAGAATACCTCAAGGAACTGGATCAGTTGAAATCAAGCGGTCAGTTCCAAAAGCCTGTCACAAAGCGAGTAAAGAGTGGCAAAAAGAGCAAGAAAAAGAGTACAAGCAAGAGAAAGCGGAAAACCAAGAAATGAGGATTAAGTCATGACGAAAGACTATTTCGCTGATGCAGCAAGAGCTAGAGTAAAAATTACAAAGGCTCAGCAAAAAGCTATTAGAAAAATGTATCAAGACATTGCTGAAGATATTGAGTACGAGATTAAATCGATTAGTCAGCGAAGCAACGTCTCCTCAATTCTTCGTACTCAATATCTGGGTGAACTGTCAAAGCAAGTACAGCAGGAATTGAATGATCTTGCTGTTGAACAGAATCACCTTATAAGACAGAATATGGCATCGGTGGCAACTTCTGTTGTTAATGCCAATACTATCCTCCTAAACAGTATAAACATTCATGTCACCGATGCATATTCATATATTCCTTCAGATGTTGTCAAAGAGATAGCATCTGGAAAACTCTATGAGGGTAGGTGGAACCTCAGTTCTGCTATTTGGAAAAATACAAGAAAGACTCAGCGTGATATCAACACTATTGTAGCAAAGGGTGTAGCTCAACAGAAGAGCACATACGATATCGCAAAGGATCTAGAGAAATATGTAAACCCAGCAAAAAGAAAGGCTTGGGAATGGTCTAAAGTCTATCCTGGAACATCTAAAGTCATAGACTATAATGCTCAGCGATTGGCTCGAACTATGGTGTCTCATGCTTATCAGGATTCATTCGTTCGAACTACAAAAGACAATCCCTTTATAGACAGCTATAGATGGCTTGCTTCAGGTGGTGATAGAATGTGTGAGCTTTGTGCTGAGCGGGATGGTAAGATCTTTGAAAAAGATGAGTTACCTTTAGATCACCCAAATGGAATGTGTACGTTTGTGGCGGTCATTTCGTCGTCTTACAAAGAGATTGGGGACAGGCTTGCTGACTGGGTTAATGGCAAAGACGATGTAGAATTAGATGATTTTGCTGAGTCTTTGGGATATCAAAAGGATACTTTTAAAAGTAAAGTTTCCGTAAATGCTTGAAATATATTTAATTTTTCACACAATTAAAGTAAAATATTCATGAAAGGAATACCTATGAAAATTACAAGCATCTTAAATACACAAATTGAATGTGATGATTGTCATCAGCAGTTTTTGCCAAAAGATATTGAACTAAAGAAAATGAAGCTCACAGGAGTGAGTGTTCTGTACTTTGAATGTCCGTTCTGTAAACATATCTATCCGATTCGCTACATAGACAAAAAGCAGATGACACTGGATGCTCAGATTGCTGGGTATTCTGAAATGTTGAAGCACCGAATCAAACATAAAAAGTCTGTAGGTGCTTCAAAAATTGAAAAGCTTGAAACACTCAAGAAATTCTCTGAAGGATATCAACGAGTGTTGAAAGAACGGTTTGATGAGTATGTGACCGCTGAACTCAACGAGCTGAATAAATCTAGGAGCGGAGAAGAGACCAACTCTACAAATGGAAAGGAGTAACGATGGAAGACAATAACAATGGAGCAGGTGCAACAGGAACTGGGGATACAAATCCTACAGGAGCTGTTGGTGCAGCAACAGGAACTCAGGGTTCAGACGGAAACCAGAACTCTAATGGAAACCAGAATAATCCTTCCGGAAACGGTGAAACTGGAAAGACCTTTACACAGGCAGAGCTCTCAGCAGTTGCAGCAACCGAGAAGAAGCAGGGTAAGCAGTCAATTCTTAATCTCTTTGGTATGAAGTCCGAGAAAGAAGCAAAGGAACAGGCTGAAGCATTTAAGAAGTGGCAGGAATCCCAGAAAGATACTGAGCAGAAGCTAAAGGATTCTCAGACAGCACAAGCTGAGGCAGTTGCTAAAGCTACCGCAGCAGAAAACAAGCTTGCACTCATGATGGCTGGAGTTAATAAAGACAGTCTTGATGATGCTCTTGCTATTGCAGCAATGAAGGTAACTGATGACAAGGATCTGGCAGCAGTCCTTGAAGAGATGAAGAAGGAACCGAAATACAAGGGTTTTTTCGGCACAAGTGGCTCTTCTGGCACAGGTAGTCCAGCAGGTCATCAGGGAACAGGTGTAGGTGGAACCGAAAATCTCGGTGAGAGACTTGGAAAGAAGTTTTCCACTGCACCAAAGAAAAGTAACTTTTTCAAAAAGTAAGGAGGAAACAAAATGTTAAATCAGGGTGGAATCACAAGAGAGTCAGGAACGACTAGAAACTTGATCCTCATGGCTCCGGAGCTTGCTTTCACAGTTTCGTGCATGGTAGCAAACACAGGAGTTACAGCAGGTGCAGATGGCAAGAAGATTGTTAAGGCTGGTACACCGCTCTATGGATCTCTTACAGCAAGAGAGACAGCATTCACAATCTCAGGTTCTGAGGGTGCAACTCCTGTAGGTATTTGCCTCCACGATGTTGATGTAACATCTGGAACAAAGAACTCACAGGTAACAACTTTCGGTTTTGTTGATGTTTCAAAGCTCGAGACAGCAGTGGCAACAGCTCTTGCAGCAGCTACTCCAGCAGGAATCACTCTCGTAAAGTAAGGAGGAATTGTAAATGGCAAGTATTTTTGATTTAGTGACAGCGGATGCTATTACAGCATATTGGACTCAGAAGGTAACTTCACTTCCGCCATATCTCGGTGAGGAGCTTTTCCCAGATAACAAGAAGCTTGGTCTTGACATTAAGTGGATCAAGGGCGCAAAGGGACTTCCAGTTGTTCTGGCTCCATCAGCATATGATGCAAAGGCTAGAAAGAGAACTCGTATCGGATTCGAGAAGCTTGCTGCTCAGATGCCATTCTTCAAGGAGTCTACAGGTATCGATGAAGAGCTTCGTCAGCAGCTCAATATGGTTCTTGAGACAGGCAATCAGGCTTACATTGACTCTATCATGAATAGGGTTTTTGATGATGAGACTGATCTCCTCTCAGGTGCTCGTGCACAGCGTGAGAGAATGAGAATGATGGCTCTTACAACAGGTGCTATCTCAATCTCAGCAAACGGTCAGGACTATGACTATGACTATGGCATGCCGAATGACCATAAGTCTACTGTTTCAACTTCTTGGTCTAACCCAGCTGCAGATATCTATGGTGATATCGAGAATGCAATTGACAAGATTGAAGATGATACAGGTGTAAGACCATCAAGAGCTGTTTGCTCAAAGAAGACTTGGGGATATTTCCGCAAGAACACTGCTATCCGCAATGCAATTCTCCGTAATGATACAGCAGTTCAGGTTACTGATGATGAGATCATGAAGTATTTTGAGGATACTCTCAGTCTTGAAATCGTTAAGTACACAAAGAAGTACAGAACAGAGGCAGGTACAGAGGCAGCATTTGTTGCTGATGATATCTTCGTTCTCTTCCCAGAGGGTGATCTTGGAACAGGCTGGTTCGGTACAACTCCAGAGGAGTCCGACCTCATGTCAGGTTCAGCTGCAAACGTATCTATTACAGATACAGGTGTTGCTGTCACAACTTCTAAGCTGGTTGACCCAGTTCAGGTTGATACAAAGGCTTCCATGATTTATCTCCCATCCTTCGAACAGGCAGATGAGGTTTACATTCTTGATGTAATTGCCTGAGTAGAGAGGAGAGCGTATGATTAAAATCATGAAAGGCTCACGAACTCTCACCATTCCAGCAGGGGCATATGAATCTATGTATGCCCCATGTGGATGGGAAGTCGTAGGAACCAAAAAGAAGACTGAAAAGAAGTCAAAGAAAGAGTTTGAATCTGAGCCAGAGGTGGAAGCTACTGAAGAGTCTGAAGAAGTTGAAACCGAGGAAGACGTTGAGTATGTTGACCCAGAGGAGCTTCTTGAAAAGCCAATTGAAGAGCTTGACTTTGAGGAACTGAAGATTGTTGCTGACTATCTTGACATCAATACAAAGGGACTCAAGACTAAGAAAGAAGTTCGTGAGGCAATCAAGGCTTCTAGAAAGTAGGATTTATGAATTATCTGGATGAGTTAAAACTGAATCTTAGAGAAAGTGATTGCCCATTCTTTTCAGATGAAGAGCTTGAGCAGTATTATCATAAGAACGGTGATGATCTAAAGAAAGCTACTTATGAATGTCTTGTAGTGAAAGCTCAAGATACAACTCTTTCGGTCAGTGGCTTATCTTGTGCAGATACTTCTAAATACTTCCTGCGTCTTGCTTCAATGTATCAGTCAAATAACTCAGGAATCTTGAAGGGTGGCTGGTGATGGAAAGAGCATACTTATTCTTACAGAATAAATTAAAAAAGAGAATTGAATGGTCTAATGAGACCTACACATTTACAAGAGCTGTTGAAGATAAGTATCACAGAAAACAAGCCGAAACAATCTCTATTGAGATCAAGGGTTTGTATCACCAGACCAATTCTTATCAGCAGAAATCATCAAAAGACGGTTCTATTACAACGAATAAACCTCAGCCAATGATTTTATGCTTGTATGAAGATGGAAGTCAGATTCAGAAGAATGATAAGACTATTGTCAATGGAATTTCAATGCTTGTCACTGGAATTGTAGATGTACAAAATCTTCATGTGGCTCTACAGATTTCTCTTGAGCCTGAGGAGTAAACTATGGAATTTTCGTTTAATTCAGATGATCTTGATAAAAACTTGAGTGCTTTTTCAGAAAGGCTTGATGCTGCTCTTTTAATGTACGGTCAAACTGCAGCGAAAGGGTTGGAGTCTAAGGCAAAGCAGAATAGACCTTGGACTGATAGAACTAGCCGAGCTAGAGGAGGCTTGACTGGCAGCATTGGGAAGACTGGAGACGATATTAGGATCGTTCTGGCTCATACTGTTGACTATGGTTTATGGCTTGAGCTTGCTCACGAGAAGAAATATGCAATTGTTGAACCTACTGTGAGACTTGATGCTAATGAAGTGATCCTAGGAATGAACAATCTGCTAGATAAGATAAAATTTTGAGGTAGATTATGACGACAGAAGTATGGGATATTACACAAAAAGCACTCATTGATGCAGGAATAGATACATATGCGCCAGCTCAAAAGACTGGGGATTGTAAGAGTCCCTATGCTGTATTGAAAGATGAAGGAAGTGCTGCTGTACTTGGGTATTCTTCAGAATATCATTACTACACTCTTCTTTGTTATGTTCCAAGAGATAGCTATCTTGAGCTGGGTGACTTTGTTTCTAGAGCTAAGGGTGTTATGTCTGCTGAGCCAATATATCCTATGCTCAAACCCACAGGAGTAGAAACACCTGCATTCTTAGATGATTCATTTAATGCTTACATGATTTCGATACAGTACCGAAATTGTGTGAGAAATATTCATGTATAGGAGGAAAAGAAATGGCACTTAAAAAGGGAAATGAAGTGGCTACTATTGATGTTGCTCTTGTAACTATCAAGCCACTTAACAGTACTGATGAGCTGGCACTCACAACCTCTAACAAGGTTGAGGTCACTCCATCAACAGAAACTACTGATGCAGTTAAGAATATCGTGAAGGGTGTGCTCATTGCTCAGAAGCCAGCTCAGGTTACATTGACAGGTAATGCTATCACTCTTACAGACAATGTATTCAATGCAGAACTTGCAAAAACTCTTCAGGGTGGTACAATCATGTATTGGGCAGACGCAGCTCATACAGGAGATCCAGTCGCTACAGATGCTGGCTATGGTGTAGCAAGTTATACACCGCCTGTTATTGGTTCATCTGAGAAGGGTGATATCTTTGAACTGAACCTCTACTCAGCAATCTATAATGCAGCAGGTCTCATCACTGGCTATGAGAAATGCACATATCCGAACTGCCAGGGACAGCCTGTCGCTTTCGGTTCTGAAGACAATGTATTTAGAGTTCCAGTCTATACGATCAACTCTGCTCCAGATAGAGGAGAAGCACCATATGAGATTCACTATGTAGATGCACTCCCAACAGTATCATAAGATAAGAAGGTAAAATATGAATATGAACATTACAACAATCGAAGAACTTAAGAAATATGCAGAAGGTGATATCGTAGAGCTTCCACCGTTCTCTCAGGGTAGACCTTTTGTAGCAAAGCTGTCAAGACCATCTATGATGGAGCTCGTAAAGTGTGGAAAAATTCCTAATTCTTTACTCAAGAGTGCTAATGAGCTCTTCTCAAATGGAATTTCAGGAGCGTTTGACGAAGACAAGGAGACCGCTCTTACAGATCTGTTTGAGGTTATTGATGTTATCTGCGAAGCGAGCTTTGTTGAGCCTACTTATAAGCAGATAAAAGATTCAGGAGTGAAGCTCACCGATGAGCAGCTCATGTTTGTATTCAACTATTCTCAGGCAGGTGTAAAGGCACTCGAATCCTTTCGTAGCGAGTAAAGGAGTACTGCGCATCATAGGAGTGTCTCAGACTTACAAGATTCGTCCTAGTGAAGCTCTTGGCATTCCTGATGCGTATACTTCTTATTGCTTCGACGAAGCCTGTGCTGTGATCATACAAAAGCTGAAGAACGGTGAAGAACCTGTAGAGAAGACATCTTACACAAGACCGTCTGAACTCTACAAGAAATTTCAGTAAGGAGTGTAAATGTCAGTAAATCTTGGAACCGCATATGCGGAAATAAAAGTTAAAACAAAAGGATTCAGTCAGGGATTAAAACAGGCTCAAGCTGATCTGGATGCTTTCAAGGCAAAAACAAAACTCGTTGCTGATGGGTTCAGTGCTGTTGGAGCTGGTGCGACTAAAATGGGAAAATCTCTTACTGCAGCTGTGACTGCTCCAATTGCTGGACTTGCAACTGCTGCAGTAAAGACAACAGCTACCTTTGATCAGAGCATGAGCAAAGTTCAAGCTCTATCAGGAGCAACAGGAAAAGACTTCGATGCTCTTAGAGCAAAGGCTATTGAGATGGGTGCTAAGACCGCTTTCAGTGCTTCTGAAGCTGCAGATGCTATGGGTTACATGGGTCTAGCTGGCTGGAAAACCCAGGAAATGATGGATGGTCTTCCTGGTATTCTTGACCTAGCTGCTGCATCACAGATGGATTTAGCTCAAGCATCAGATATGGTCACTGACTTCCTGTCAGCGTTTGGTCTTGAAGCAAAAGATGCAACCAACATGGCAAATGAGATGGCATATGCTCAGGCAAACTCCAATACTTCAACTCAGCAATTGGGTGATGCGTTTGGTAACTGTGCTGCTCAGATGCATACTGCTGGTCAGTCAATGGAAACCACAACTGCTCTGCTTGAAGCCATGGCAAATCAGGGTACAAAAGGCTCTGAAGCTGGTACAGCCTTATCAGCTACTATTAGAGATCTCACTCAGAGAATGACCAATTTTAGCGATCAGGAAGAGCTTGCAAAGGCATCAGCAGATGGTCTTGTCTCAAGTACAGGTAACATAAATGATCTTCTTGGCAGAAATGCAATTCAGATCGGCAAAGTATTGATTCCTGTCAGTGACCTGAACGGAAATTTCCGGAATCTCATTGATATCATGGGTGATGTAGAAAAAGCTACTGATGGTCTTGGATCTGCTGAGAAGTCTTCAGCTCTTATGCAAACATTCACAGCTCGATCCATTAAGGCTGTTTCTCAGGTACTTACCGAAGGTACAGGAAATCTGAAGTCCTATGAAGAAGCCTTGTATCATGTAGATGGTGCTGCTGGGGATATGTCTGAAACCATGTTACAGAACCTGAACGGTCAATTAACAATTCTGAAGTCAACAATTGAAACATTGATGATTCAGATTGGTGACATCTTGATGCCTACTATCTCGAAGATTGTTGAAAGAATTCGTCAAATGGTTGAGTACTTTACCAAATTAGATGATGCTCAGAAGAAACAGATTGTAAAGTGGGCAGCAATCGCTGCTGCAGTTGGTCCAGTTCTTCTCATTTTTGGTAAGTTACTTAAAAGTGTGGGTAGTCTTATCAAAACTGCTAGAGCAATTGGTGGTTGGGCATCAGGAATTGCGAAAGCCTTTGGTCTGATAGGAACTTCATCAGCTGGTGTAGGAGCTTCGCTTTCAGCTATTGCTACAGCAGCAGCTCCGATTTTAGCTGTTGTTGCTGCAGTAGCAGCCTTGGGTGTCGCTGTGAAAGCACTGTACGACCAAAATGGAGCTTTTAAACAGTCAATAGACAATTTAGTCAATTCCGCCAAAAAACGTCTGTCTGGGCTTATGCAGGACGCACAGAAGATGGTAAACTTTGTCAAGGAAAAAGTATTTGACAAGCTCAAGTCATCTTTTGATCTGTCCGGACTAGACAAAGCCATGGGTGGACTTGTAGATGCTGCTGGTAAACTTATGGAAGCACTTGAACCAATAGGAAAGTTCATTGTTGAAGTTCTTCTTGTTCCTCTTGCAGTACAACTTGTTCCAGTTCTGACTTCAGTCATTGGTATCATTAACGGTATTGTTCGTGCTCTTGTTCCTCTGATACAGGCAATCAAATCTGTGATAAATATTGTCACTGATGTTGTCAATATCATAACAGGACTCATCAAGGGACTTATCACTGGAGATTTCACCAAGCTGAAGAATGCTGTTGCTTCTCTAGCTAAGGACATAATTTCTTTGGTTAAGAATCTTGTTGATATTGTATTTCAATTCATTATTGGATTTGTTCAAGGTGTCGTTACAACAATAGATACCTTTACAGGTGGAATGATCACCAAAATTGCAGGGTTTTTTGAATCTCTTTGGAAGACGATCTCAAACTTCTTCACCGTAACAATTCCTCAGGCTTTCGATACATTTGTGAACTCGACTCTTCCTCAGTTTATTGATAACGCAAAGAATTTTTTCGATAAGTTACCGTATAATCTAGGTTATGCTTTAGGAACTGCTCTAGTGAAGCTGAAGGAATGGGGAAGCAATGCCTTATCCTGGGTTCGTGAAGCAATCCCAACAATCATTGAGAGTATTTCAAAATTCTTCTCAGAACTTCCTGGAAAGGTTCAGAAATGGCTGCTTGAAGCAATCAATAAGATCAAGACTTGGGGACGAAGCATGAAGACAAGTGCTACCGAGATTGGTCAGTCTTTTGTGACGAGCCTTGTTAATCTCATTGCAACTCTTCCTGCTAAGATCTGGTCTTGGATTAGTAAGATTCCTTCAAAGATTCTTGAAGCTAAAAGCTCCATGAACAGTGCAGGTACAGGTCTTTTCAACAGCTTATGGGATGGAATGAAATCTATCTGGTCAAAGATTGAAAACTGGTTTAGAGGAGTTCTTGATGCAGTACGAGATTTTGCTAGAAGAATTATGGAAGGCATGTCTGATGCAGAAGAAGCTTCTGAAGGTTCTCATGCAGATGGCTTGGCTTATGTACCGTATAATGGTTATAGAGCTACTCTTCATGAAGGTGAGCGAGTTCTTACAAAGAATGAAGCAGCAGCATATAACTCTGGTGGTAACGGTGGCGGAAATACATTTAACTTCTACAGTCCAAAGGCTCTCAACCCATATGAAGCAAATAGACTGTTTGAAGAGACTGTAAGAAAGATGGATGAGGGATTTGACTAATGGTTGATAGAATTAAGATTTTTAACACAGTCACTGAAGCGGAAATCTTGATGACAAAGACTGCTGAAAGTCCTTATCTGCTTGAGACAGACGGTATCAGCTGGGGAGAAGTCCCTGTGCAGCATAACTCATACTCAAATCTAACAGGAATTGGAGAAATCATCACTTCTAGTAAACTGCAGCCACGAAAGGTTGCAGTTACTGGAAGAATCTGTTCAAAGCATACTAACAAAGAGATTGCAAGAATCTATGATGTGAGTACCATTGAAGAGATTAGACAGAAAAAGCTACAAGAAATAGAAGGAGCCAAAGAAGAGCTGAGTAAACTGATCAATCCTTTACAGTATATTCGGATTCTTTCTGGTGAATACTATATTGAAGGTAAACCGAATTCCAGTGTGACTTTCTCAAGTACATGGAAAGAGAATAATGAAATCTATTGTAAGTTTACATTTTCTCTGAATTGTAATGACCCATTGTTTCACTATTCTACAACTTCAAACAATCAGTTGCTCGGTATCTCTGGTGGATTTCATTTTCCTGTTAGAATTCCAAAACCAAATGGAATGAAATATGGTGTTAGAAAGATACATCAGCTTGTTAATGTCAACAACGACGGTGATATTGCTCTGGGTGGTGTAATTTATTTCAAAGCTACTGGAACAGTTCAGTCTCCTGTTATTCGAAATGTACAAACCCAGGAAGCAATCATGATCAATAAGACTTTACAAGAAGGTGAAGTCGTCAAGATTGATACAATCAATAGAAAAGTATTGGGTGCTGTTGATGGTGAGAATTTTGTAAGCTACTTCCAATATTGGGTATTCTCTAACACTTGGTTTCAATTTGGTGTTGGTGATACTCTATTTGGTCTTTCAGCAGAAAATGAAACTTATAAGAGTTTGACTGTCTGGGTTGAGCTGAACAAGAGTTTTTATTCAATGGAGAATCAGTAATGATCTTAGATGTATTTGATAAGAATTTTGTCCGAATTGAGAATATAGCTTTCTACTCTTATGTTGAATATACAAGAGAACTGAATTCTGCAGGCAGTTTTGAAATTCAGATCAGCCTTGATGATGTAGCTCTTCGTATTAGACAGAGCGGAAAGTTTATTCTATTCGAAACAGATGTACTTGGTATCATCTCGTATATGAACCCGACAGTAGATGAAGACTCTGGTGAGAAAATTCTTACAATCAAAGGAACTCTAGCAAATGGTATTTTGTCACAAAGATGTATCATAAGAACAATGACTCTGAGTGGTACAAGAACAGCTGTTGTAAGAAACATAGTGAATACTCACTGTGTCTCTCCAGAGGATCCAAAACGATCCTTGCCAATCGTTTTGAGCACAAACCCTGAATATATACCGACGTCAGCACAAATAGATACACAGAAGACTGGTGGCTCTGTGGAAGCAAATATTGAAGAGATCCTTGATGAAGGTGAGATGGGTTATGATGTAGTTCCTATTCTATCTCAATCAACTATCACAGGACTTGAGTTCAGGGTTATATCCGGAAAAGATAGAACTGTAGGGAACTCTGAGAATAACGTTGTATTATTCTCAGAAGATCTCAGGAATATTCTTAAAAGTGACTTCACATACAATGCAAGTGCTTACAAGAATATGGCATATGCTGCTGGAGAAGACTCTGGGACAGCCAGAGTTGTTGTAGAAGCAGGTGAAACTTCGTCTACAGGGTTAGATAGATTTGAGCTGTATATAGATGCAAGAGATGTACAGAGTACTACAGAAGATGAGCAGCAGTTGACTCCTGAGCAATATGCTGCACTCTTAACAGAAAGAGCTACTTCAAGACTGGCTGAAACTAAAATTGAGCAATCCTATACAGCTCAGATCTATCAATTGAATTGCCAGTATGTCTTTGGACAAGACTATAAACTTGGTGACTTGGTCACAGTCTATGACCCATATATTGACTTGGCACTCAATACAAGAGTAACAGCAGTTCGGTTCACTTCGATGGGTGAACAAAATCTCATTGATGTTACATTTGGCTACTACAAAATGTCTACAAGCAAGAAACTAAAAAGAAGAGGAGTGATCTAATGGAACAGAGCGGATTTTTTGATGCAGAAGAGTTGGTCGATGGTACTTATGACCGAGAGTATGTCGCTGAACAGTGGGCAAATTATTTCAAGCTCTTTATTGGAAACGGTGTATTTGCCACTCCAACATCTCAGTTGAAGGTTAGAGCAGATTCAGGTCTAAGAATCAAGATCTTAGAAGGCTGGGCATGGATCAATGGATATTGGTATCACAATGATTCAGATCTATTCTTCAATATCCCACCAAATGTTACCACAGGAACAGTTACACATGGTGTGTTTGTTCGGTTTGATTCTTCTAATAGAGCAATTGCAGTAAATATTGGTATCAATAGAACTACACCGAATAGAATTGCACCGTACTATGAACTGAAGATTGCTGAGATCTCTGTTGGTGTAGGTGTAACCGAAATCACAGATGCAAACATTACAGATACAAGAGCAAATCGTGATGTCTGTGGATATGTTACTGGGTTAATTAACGTCATTGACTCTGGAGATTTATTTGCTCAGTATCAGACAATTTTTAATGAGTTCATGACTAGATCTACAGTAGAGCAGACAGCATTTGAGACAGACTTTGAAGCAAACGCAAATGCATGGCAGGAAGATTCTCAGAATAACCATGCAGCCTGGGAAGAAGAGTTTAGAAGTAACTCACAGTCTTGGAGACAAGACGAAGAAACTTCTCATGAAACATGGGAGAATAACTACAGAACAGCAGCAGAAAATTGGTATGAAACTATACGAGATCAGCTCTCTACAGATGCTGCAGTGGCTTTACAAAACCAAATAAATGACTTAAAATATTTCTATGTTCAAGACGGAACATTATTCATACCGAACACAAGAGCAAGTGTGAATGATGGAGTGTTGATTGTAAGTACAACATAAGGAGGGATTGTAATGAGTACAATTCACAGCGTAAACATAGGTGGGTCACTCTATAATGTTGCTGATTCATCTAATCTTGCACCAATTGAAGCTACTATGACTGCATCTAGAGCTTACGAAATCGGAAGATTCGTGGTTCTCAAGGATGGGTTACTCTACCGTACAAAGACTGCTATTGCTCAGGGTGATGCATTTGTTATCAACACAAATGTTGAGAGAAGAACATTTGATGAAGTGTACAGTTCCGATATGAAGATGGCTGTCAATAATGCTACCATCAATATGCTGAACCCATATCTGACAAGTGGTGAATGGTCAGGTGTTACTGTGGTTAAGAATGCTGATAATTCATACACGATCTCAGGAACTAACACCACAGAAAACACAAGAAATCTAATTCTTTCACAAATTGCAGATGTAGCATTTGAAACTGGGAAGACATATCGTATGCTCGGTTGTCCAAGCAATACACCTGAAGGTGTGTCTATGATGATTGGTTCACGAACCAGTGAGAACGGTGATGGTGTCAATTTCACATTCCCAGTGGCATCAGGTCAGAGCATCTATATTAGCATAGCTGCAGGCGCAGTTATTGATCCAGCAATTACTGTAAGACCTATGATCACAACCAATTTATCTGCTAATTACAATGACTATGTTCCTTACACAGGCAATACTGGTAAGCTGAGTGGCGATGTAGCTAACATCAGAAAAGACGTTATCATAGCACAAAATGGTATCGCTGCGCTAAACACGGGTTTAGCGACAAAAATTGAATATATTAGAGATATAAGCAATAAGTATTCAAACTTATCTGAACTTTATACTGCTGGGCAGACCAACGAGTTAAAGATGGGAACGTTTCAATGGAATAGAGCTCTCAGACCCGAAGATACAAATGGCTATGTCTTTATCGGAAATTGGAGTGTAGCCGCAATTAGAGGCGATTTTACTGCAGTGTTTAGACTCAACTCTAATTCAACATGGACAAAAGTCGTAGACCTGCAACAGATAATGACTTCTTGAAGTATCATGGGGCAACTACTGATTTAAACTTGGCGTTGAAAAATGGCATTTGGACATATACTCCTTCTACCGCAAATCATCCTTCAAACAATGAATACGGAATATGTCTTGTGCTGAACAATGGTCATACTTCATATGACAGGTATGCTTGGTTTTTCCAACTCGCATTTGGAACGAAAACGGATAGGCATATCTATATTAGGAGTTCACTCAATGTCACCGATGCAAGTAGATGGACAAGTTGGGCTACGGTTAAGTAATTTCAAAAACCGTCCATAGGTCGGTGCAGTTCACGTACTTTACGATTTAATAATTGCGCAGTAATATCCTACACTTAAAACAAAAAACCATTTACTATTTTCACAAATCGATTTATAATATTCATGAAATTAAATTGTATTCAATGGAGGTACAAAATGAACCCAAACGAAATTGTTGAAAACAAATTAAAGACAAAGGCTACTAATGAACCTGAGATCGGTAAGGAGACAACCGAGTCTAACATGGAGAACGGTGATGCTCCTACAGGCAATGACAAGGACACCCTGCTGGGTAAGTAAGCAAGAAAGGTAACAATGCACGATCCAATCACAATAATTGGTTGTGCTGTAGGCATCATTGGGTGTATTGTGGGAGTTGCTACTTTCGCTGCAGCTTCTCTCACAAGAGCTCAAGAAGATGGTAAACTTATGGAAAAAGTTGACTATCTGGTTAGAGGTCTCGACGAAATGAAGCAGGATACCAAGAGTCATAATGCATCAATTGAAAAGACCTTTGCGGAGCATACAAGAAATATCACTGATCTGTTAGCTCGTGTCAAGAATCTTGAAAAGGAGGTCTTTCATGAGTCACGATGAAGAGCAGCAATACAAGCAGTTGGAGGCATTGAATAAACTCTTAAGAGAATACAGTTCCTCTCAGTTTGAGGTTATTAAAAATCTCAAAGTGGCATTAACAATTATAGCAGCTTGTTTTACATTGATCATCTGTAGCATGGTCTTTGGGTTCTTCTACTATGAAAGCCAATTTGACACAGCTCGTTCAATTACTGAATCTACAACAACGGAAATGAAGACTGATGGCGAAAATTCCAACATCAATTCTGTAACAAATGGTGATATGTACAACGATGCTGCAGTACACAACAACTGAGGTTTAGGTAAATGGCAAGATCTAGAGCAAGCGTAAAAATCTCAAAAACAGTAACTATCACAAAGACAAAAACTCATCGAAACTCTTCAAAGAGTTCCTCAAAGAATTCTGGACAAAAGCGATGTCCGTCTTGTGGGAGATACATGTAATGTACAATGTATCAATGCAAAGAAAGTTAAGAGATATACCAAAGATATCAACCTTCGAAGATGTACTAAATCAAGCTACTATCAGTAAATTAGACAAGGAAATCCTAAGACTGCACTATCTTGAGGATAAGAATTTCGCCATCATTGCTGATGAGTTAGGTTACTCCGAAAGTGGAATTCGTAAACGACATATGAAAATCCTAAAGAAACTCTCAGGAATCTTGTATGGAATATTTTAGGACTATAAAAGAGTCATTCTGTATTAACAGGGTGACTCTTATTTTTATACAATAATTCAGGGAGGAAAACTATGAATACAAATACAATCATACATGAGATAGCTTTCGAAAAAGAATGTTCTATTCGAGAAGCTAGAGAAATCTATGAAGATTATAAAGAAAACAATAAACTCCCAGAGTTATTAGATAAACTCAAGTATCATAAGGAGATCTGATATGTACAATCCTCAGAATTTTGGTTATTCACCACAAAATAATCAATTCATGCAGCAGCCTATTCTTCCTCCACAACAGATTTTATCCGCACGAGGGAAAAATAGTATTGATAAACTCAGAATGAGCCCAAATAGCTCAATTTTAGTTGCTGACGAGACAGCTCCAATCGTTTGGAAGTGTACCTCAGACGGTCTTGGCAATGTAACTGCTGAGCCTTACGATATAACTCCTCATAAGACAGAAGAGCAAATTCAACAGGAAAACCTGTTTGCAATATTGGCTACTATTGATGAGAGATTAAAGAAACTGGAGGGAAGTCATGAACAATCCACTACTCAACGGAGCACCAACCCAGAACAGCATGCTGCAGAATATCGGTCAAATCAAGCAAATGTGGGGGATGCTCAAAAACGTGGGAAATCCTCAGGCAATGCTTAATCAAATGATGCAGAATAATCCTAAAATGAAGGAAGCTCAGCAGTTCATTCAGCAGAACGGTGGCGATCCTGAAAAAGCCTTTAGAGCTAAGGCTACTGAGCTGGGTGTGAACCCTGAAGAGATAATAAATCTACTCAAATAATGATCCATCAGTGTACAGGGTGGTGAAATTATAAATGAATAACACGAAAGGAGAAAAGCTATGGATAATTCTTCAGCTGGAATTGTACCAGTAATGCCTATGGGTGGAACTGATGCTTTTGGTGGCAACAGTTTCATGTGGATCTTCGGTTTACTGATCCTCATGGGTATGTTCAATGGAGGTTTTGGTGGCTGGGGCAATAACAATTTTGCCAATGCTATTGGCTACGAAAATCTTGCAACATCTAACGAGGTTCAGAGAGGTTTTGATAACCAGAATCAACTCGCCAACGAGCGTGAGATCCTTACAGCAGTGAATAACGGTACTGCTCAGGCAGTGGCTGCTACAAACCAGACCTTCCACGATACACTTGGTATTATCCAGAATCGATATGACGAGCTTGAAAGAGATATTTCAGGAATTGCTGTTGGTCAGGCTCAGGCACTTGCTAACCAGAATGCATGTTGCTGCGAGACCAAGCAGCTCATCCTTGAGAAGTCTGCTTCAACAGATGCAGCTATTGCTGCAAGCAAGTATGAGTCAGCTATGCAGATGGCTCAAATGGAAGCACGTCTCACCGCAAAGATGGATGCTAACAAGATTGAAGACCTGCAGAATCAGGTGAACCAGCTTCAGCTTGCTCAGGCAACTGCTGGAATGCTGAAGTTCCCGAACTCTTGGAGTTACGGTGCTGGACCATTCCCGCCTATCTTCGGTGGCTGTGGTTGTGGTTGTCAGGCATAATTAAATAACTCGAGCACATGAGTGTGCCTTATCATGAGGGATGGCATGTGCTGTCCCTCTTATTTATTTGAAAGGAGAAGATCTATGTTAGAAGCATATAGTGTAAATACAGCAGTAGCTGCTGACTCAGCAGTTCCATTCAACTCTGTCTCATTGATTAAAGGCTGTACAGCTACACACCCAAGTCCGGACACAATCAACCTGAATAAATGTGGTGTGTACATGGTATCGGTAGATGCTACTGCTGAAGCAGAAACAACAATTCAGCTCTACAAAGATGGAGTAGCTCAGCCACAGGCTCAGTCTACTGGAACATCTTTAGGTTTTGTGACTCTGGTTCAGGTTGACCACAATAACTCATGCTGTGCTTGTGACAGTCCTGTTTCCTTACAGGTCATGAATACAACTGCAACAACACTCACGAATGCAAATATTGTGGTAACTAAGGTGATATAAAATGAAAGGACTTGAAGCCATACTGAATCAATTGGAGGATTATGATGCAGTTAATAAAGAAACTTGAAGACCAGATAAACGAAGAGATGCATGACAGTGGTAAATATATCAAGTGTGCTCTTAAATATAAAGAGTGCAACAAAGATCTGGCTGACCTTTACTACTGGCTCTCACAGGAAGAGATGACTCATGCAGATAAGCTCCACAAGATGGTTGTAAATGCAATTGAGGACTACCGAAAGAAAGAGGGTGAACCTCCTGCTGAAATGCTCACTCTCTACAATTATCTTCATGAAAAAGAGATCGAAGAAGCAACAGAAGTCAAACTCATGTGGGCAATGTATAAAGAATAAATTTCTCTCATCTAGAGAACTCTCTATTTTAGAGGGTTCTCTTTTTATTTGAAAAATTTTGAAGAAAATTTGAAAATTTTCCTTTACTTTTAAAAGTAATGAGAGTATGATGAAAGTACGTTAAAAAGTTAATCACTCATTGAAAAGAGGAGGAATTAAAATGATTAAAACAAACATTCAATGCTATACAAAGAAGGAACAGATGGAAACCGAAAGAAAGTTAAAAGAAACAGGATATCAAAAAATAGCAGATTGCATGTGGGTTAAGATTTACCACAAGGGAAATAATGAAATCATCGTGAATAGAGAGTATTGAGGAGGAATTAAAAGCCGAAACCTGCTTCGGCAGGTCTATCAAAGATAGCAACTTTGATACTGATGATGGCAAGCTAAAGAGGAGAATAATCATGACACAGAAGATTTTAGTTAAAACAGATAAGAATGGTACACAGTATTTTCATTGTACAGATAGATGTTTAAAGTGCGGTGGCACAGGAATAATTAAATGCTACATTCCAATCAATGGCGGTGAGTGCTTTGATTGTGGTGGTTCAGGTGTATCCGAGTGGGACGAAAAGGAATATACACCAGAATATGAGGCAAAGCTTCAGGCTCAGCGAAAGAAAAGAGCAGCCAAGAAGCTTGAAGAGGAAAGAGCTCAGGCTGCTGAAAAGAATGCTGAGTTCTTTGAGAACAATGGATTCACCCAGGATGGTAAGACCTATTTCGTACTTGGTAACACATACGAGATTAAAGAAGAGCTCAAGGCTCAGGGTGCTAAATGGGATAATGCTAGCAAGCATTGGCATATGGCAACCAAACCTGAGGGAAGAGAAGTCCTTGAGATTTCAGTTGATGAGATGTACGATACCGACTATGCCGGACGGTATGACTGGAGATATTGGAAGTCTTTCACCGAAGAAGGACACTACTCTAAAAAGATTGAGAAAGCTGAGCAGGAACTCAAGGCTTCAAAATCCACTTCAGAATATTTCGGTGAGATCGGTGACAAGGTTGAGCTCCAGCTCACTTATGTTCATACAACTTCTTGGGAAAATGCTTATGGTGGCTGGCTCAATCATCCTTCAGTGACCAATCTTCATACATTCAAGGATGCTGAAGGAAATATCTTCACTTGGAAGACAGCAAGCTACATCGATGTTGAATATGGTACAGTCCTCACTGTAAAGGGTACGATCAAAGATCATATCACATACAAAGGAATCAAGCAGACTGTATTGACTAGATGTAAGATGTAAGGAGGATTTATGCGTATAGCTCCCTGCAAAGACTGTAGAGACCGAAATGTATCTGCTTCGTACAATTGTCATACTGATTGTACGAAGTACCTTAAATGGTTCAAATTGAATCAAGAGGCAGAGAAATTCGAACGAGACAGAAAATATTTCGATCTACCAACAATATGTTTTAAGAGAAGAAGTTGAAAAATTTCTTCTCTTTTTGAACATTTCTGCTTTACTTTTAAGAGTAACCAGAGTATGATAATAATAGAAACAAGGAAATCACTCATGAAGAAAGAGGTAACAAGATGGAAGAAAGAAGATTAAAGGACTACAAGGGAAATCAAGTTTGGAAATGTACTGATGAAAATGGTGAAATATTCTACATGTATAATACTCAGGATGGTGATCTTATCAATGTGTATACATCACTCAAAGCTTTGAAGGAGGATAACTAAAATGAAAAGAACTTACACAAGAACAATGATGTATGAGAATCTCGAAGCTGCAAAGGTTACAATCGTTATGTTCGATGGTTGCAAATATACAGAGCAGGAGCTGGGAAAAGCAAGAAGAGTCACCTATACAGGACTCACAAGCTGGGACATCATTAGTGGTGGAGAAGAGGCAGCTGAGTTTGAATCTCATATAGATTCTGAATCTGTTGATGAATTCCATGAATATCTGGTGCTTCATTTCAATGACGGTACAGAATCATCTTTTAGAAATTCACATTGTGATATGTTTATTGAATAAGGAGGAATCAAAAATGAACAAACAGGAAATTGAAAAGTGGCAAGCAGCTCCGGCAATAGCAGTTATGAGTATCACCAATACCTGCTCAATGGCGATTCTTGAGTATGAATACGACATCAATGACAAAGTTATTGTGAGAGGATTCGTAGGTGATATTCACCGCTACACAGTAAAGCTCTCACACAAGGGATTCTACTTCACATACTGTAATGGTTGCAGATATTACATCAAAGATTTCTTAGCAGTATAAATGAAAAGGATGGGTTCATTCCCATCCTTTTTCCATTACATAATCAACAATATCTTTCTTCTGCTTTAGAGCAGCATATATCTTTTCGTCTATCGTGTACCCTCTACTCATGGTAGATATCATGTGATAATACACCACAGGTCTTGTTTGTCCTGGTCGGTGTATTCTTTTTCGGCTCTGCTCATAGAGAGCCAGTCTTTGGGTCAATGAATAATAGATACAGTATCGAGCACGAGTGAGATCAATACTCTCTGAGCCTGAGCTATACTGTACACCCAAAATTTGAGTTCTACCGTCTAACCATTCATTCAAGGTATCAACACTTCCACTGACTTCACTGTATGTGAGTCCCATTTTCTTACAGGCAATCCGGATATTCTTCAGATCTTTTTTATAGTGAGCAAATACAACAATGGGTTCACCCTCAGGGAAATCTTCTAGTAACTCCATAAGAGCTTCAGCTCTTGCATGATCTATATTGATAACCTTTTTCTCTTTGGTCTCAAGGTTTTCTGTACATAAGTAGCCAGATGTTATCTGCTGAAGCCTGAGCACAGTTGTTAGAGCATTGCTCGAAGATGCCCATTCTTCATCACTCAATCCAACAACCTTTTCCTTCATAAACTCTTTATAGATTTTCTCAGATTTAACTGGCATGTTGAACCGATAATCTATGTCAGTCTGCTCGGGTAACTCTATAGAGGAATGAATATAAAATGCACAACTGAACATCTTTTCGTGTAACTGCTCAAGATTTTTGTAAGGAGTAGCTTTGTTTAGAATCCTATGTCCAATACGAGCTGAAAGCTCTGCATCTACAACTTCATATTCGTCTCTAAATCGTCCTAGATTTGTACCGAATATGCTTCGGTCAAGGAATTTGTACTGGGCAAATACATCTACAGGATTCTCAGCCAGAGGTGTACCTGTAACGAGATATCTATGGGTTACAACCTGACCTATTCTAGCCAGAGCCATTGAGCAGTTGCTCCTTGGTGATTTTATACGGTGACTCTCATCACAAATAACACAGTCAAGACCAAAAGTTTTCCGCTCTAAATATCGCTCAATATTTTTGTCCCAGACCTTTTCGTAGTTTATGATAAAAACATATGTCTCGTTGTAAAGTCCTACAGTCGTCTTTTTAGGAATTTTTGACAATAGGTCGGTAACTTTTGCCTTCGACAAATTTTGGCACGGAAAAACGACGAATTTGTTGTCCACACCATGTATAGCAATTTGCTTAACCCATACATCACACGCTTTTTTAGGAGCTACTACCAAAACTCTCTTAAAATCCCGACTCTGAATTAAATCAATCATGACCTTTGTCTTGCCTGTACCCATATCGGTATACAAGGCAGCAGCATCTCGTTTATACAGATAAGACAGAGCCTTTTTCTGGTGTTCCCAAGGCTCTGTCTTGTATACATATTTCTTCTTTTTCTTATGCTCCAGTGCTGCCAAATCCGCCAGCTCCTCTCTTGGTATTGTCTAACTCAGTCACTTCAGTGAACTCTGCTGTCTGATATGGAAGAATGAGTAACTGAGCAATTCTTTCCTGCGGGATAATAGTTTGGCTCTTATCGTAATCGTTGTGAAGAGCAACAATATATTCTCCTCTATAGTCAGAATCACATACACCAACACAATTCGCTGGGCGAAGTCCTCTTCTAGCAGACATACCACTTCGAGCCATAATTGCACCATAGTAGCCTTCAGGAACAGCTATTGAAAGTCCTGTCCCAACCATCTGAGTTGTATGAGGTTTAATCACAAGTTCCGATCTTATGTCTGCAAACAGATCATACCCTGCTGCTTGATCGCTTCCTCTTTGCGGTAACTTTGCCGTCGTTGTTAATCTTCTTACTTCGATTTTCATACTTTACTTCCTCTTCTGCTGCTAGCAATACATGCTCAGCTAGATTTGTCAGGTAACTCTTGTCTTTCTCATTAAGTCTACCCATGATGTCGAATCCAGTTGTCCCATCAAAGTCATAAAGCACATACCCATATTGAGTCTTCCGGATTCGTTTTTCACCATGTTTTTGAATCTTTTTAGCTAGTAGCCTTGCTAATTTATCAAATTTCTGGTCCGAAATTACACTGCTATTCAATTCATAATAGATGATACTGTGAACAATTATGATTCTCTCAAGAGCTTCAACCTTTTCTTTTTCCGTCATCCCTGGCATGAATTTCATCGTCTATCTCCTTGAGTATCACTCTAACTTCCTGAACTGATTCTACAACAGCAACCTTCGCACCAGCTGATTCCCATTTTTTCAAATCAAATTTCTGCTGCTGGGTGGCTCCATAACCTTTTGTACCACCCTTGACTTCTATTCGTAGACTTCTGCCTCTGTAGCAAGCATTGATATCTGATCTGCCTGATTGAGAGGCATTGCCACTTACATTTTCTGCTACACTCTTCGGTAAAGAATTCAAGTAGCTTAGAATTTTAGATTGAATGCCCGATTCTCTCATAACTTGCTTAAGAACGGTGAATCCTCAGAAATACAATAGCATCTTACAGCCTTGTCATCCCAGTATTCATTTGCATACACTTTTCTAGTGTCATTGTTGAACATATCTCGTGTTTCCTTTAGGTTTTCATTGACTGCATCAAATTCAAACCCAAGAGCTCTACAGAACTCTACAGCATCCTTCAGGTTCTCATGATCTCTGCTTGTCCAGAGAATAATCTTTGCTCCTGCTGCTCTTGCTCTTCTCATGTCAATCCAGACATTTTCTTTCAGTGCACCAATCTTCGGGAATCTGTCTTCAACAAGAGTCCCATCAAAATCCACTGCAATAATGTACGGTAGAGTAGCCATCTCATCTTTAGATACTTTCGTTTCCATAAATTCCTAAATCCTCTTTCATTTTTCTTGTCAGCCAAACTCTCAGCCAACCCTGGTGATCTGTTTCAGAGTCTACATAGATATCAGGGTATGCAGTTCTGTAGAAATCCTTAACGACAGCCTTAAGGACTGCAATATCCTGCTTACGACTCATGCTCAGCTCAATGCCAAAATCTTCTTTGAACCAACGAGAGATAATTGAGTTCATATCTGTAGTCAGGAGCTCTTTTTTCTCAAGAAACTTGTTGTACAAATCCTTATCGAAATAGCACAGGTGAACCCACTCAACTCTATCGGTATCTTCATTCAGTAACTTTATCACAATCTTTGTCATTCTCAACCTCAATATTCTTCAGTGCTCTCTCATAGTCCCTTTGATACAGGTGCAATGACCCAGCATGATGAGTGTACGTACCAAGACCCACACCCAATCTCATTGCAAGATAGATCTGCATTGCTGTAAACTGAAATACATCATTTGGAAATCCCATCCAGAGATCATTACTTCTCATGTATGTAGTCATGTAAAGTTTCTCATCACGAATGAAGAACTGTAAGCAAACCGTACAATTGACATCCTTAGATGGGTGATCTACAAGATTCCGAGCCTGCTTAATGTGAATCACAGCCTGACGTGAAGCTGGGTCTTTTATTAACATCTTTTCAATCATCTCCATCTGATTGAAGATTTCCCCAGAATATTCATCAACAGCTTGCTGAATCCGCTCACCATAGTTACTGTTTACGGTCTCACCGTCATCACTCATTCTATCCCAAGCTGATGTATAGAGCTGAATAGCCTTGAGCTCAGGGTTTCCTGACAGATACCAAAGCAGCTCACCAATACAATATCTCATAGGGAGCTTTCTGATAGGACTCTTGAGAATACATCTTGTTGGGTCTTTAATTACTGTTACAGCATTCAGCTGTTCACCAACTACAGCTCCATCTCTGCTCTCAGCAGAACCTGCATCAGCAGTAATAACATTGAACCAATATTTCCATGCATCGTCGATATTCTCAGCAATGCATATATCCGAAATGTTTTTAAACATCTAATTCTCCTCCAGTATGATATTCAACCCAAGGAAGCAACGAAAGTCCTCGAATTGCATTATAACGTGATTGTACTTCTTCAACTGTTAGACCTGCAATCAGTGATTCATTTCGCTCAGCAAGTCTCTGTTTGATCACTTCGGTTGGTGCTGTAACATAAATGACCTTTGCACCTGCACCCAATAGAACTGTCTCTAGATGATGTAACGCAACCAACGCTGGTACAAGATAAGGAGTAGCCAGTGGTCTATCTTTCTCTTCCTGATAAACAAACTGACCATAGCAGAAACGGTCAGCAATAATGTTTCTTGTCTTTGAAGCTTCTACAATATCTCTAAAGAATCTATCTGAATTGGGTGTATGCTGACTGCAATGAATAACTTCAGCATCAAGAATCTTGCTCAAGAACTTTGCAAGAGTTGTTTTCCCTGAACCATCACATCCTTCTAGAATGTATAACATCTACTCTTCCTCCTTTGTATTTTTTATAATGTACTCATAAGCTTCTTTAGAGCTCATGATAGGCAGGTCTTTTTCCGGAACACCATGACAAATCAAATTTGTTCTTGACTTAAATGTTGAATGATAGTGACTTTCAAGAGTTTTACACTCTTTTGGTAGCTGACCTTTTTCTGCTCTCCGCTTGTTTACATTATCAGCGCATTTTTCTACTGGAGTATTCAAAAAGATGTATGTAACAGAGTTTGTGTATTTCTTTGCTATTCGGTAAAGCTTTGCATAACGCTCTGCCAAATGTGAGCATAAGAGACCTTCAAAGAATACGTTGTATCCCTTTTTAAGAGAGCTGACAACGATTTTACAGATTTCATCCTGGGTTTTAATAGAATCACAGCCACCACAAGCTGTTTCGTATTTTCCAACTACAAAAAAATTTGGTTTTTCGGCATAGTACCCAATAATTTTGCCGGATTTGTTCTTAACAGGCTGAAAGTCATACTTCTTAAGAATCTTGAACGCAATAAAGCTTTTGCCAGAGCCACTCGTTCCTCTTACTTGTACCAGCACTATTTCCCTCCTTGTACGATTATTGAAGGCACAATGTAGAGATTCTATAGATGCTTTTGTTAATTTATCCGCAAATAAACTAAAATCTCTAAAATGTCCCGAATTTTTCGTTACAAAAATAAAGAATAAAAGGGACTATATCTCAAGTCCCTCTAATTGTAGAGTCTCTGGGATATTTACTCACTCTTCATCCCAATCGTCATCATCATCATCATCTTCGTCATCTTCCTCAGCAGCCTTGGCTTTCTTAGTAGCTTTCTTCTCAGGCTTCTTAGCTGCCTTCTTCTTTGGAGCTGGCTTTTCCTCTTCCTCGTCTTCGTCATCATCCCAGTCATCATCATCGTCATCCTCATCCTCTTCAGGCTCGGACTTCTTCGCTGGCTTCTTTACTTCCTTCTTGGCAGGAGCTTTCTTAGCAGACTTTTTAGTAGGCTTTTCCTCCTCTTCTTCCTCATCTTCGTCCTCAGACTCGTCTGAATCGTCCTCATCTTCTACTTCGGTAGACTCATCCTCGTCATCATCAGAATCGTCTGCAGACTCTGCAGTGATCTTAGAAACAGACTCTACACGAGCACGGATCTTACCCTCATACTCCTCGTGGATAACATTAACTACACAGATCTTTCCGATGAGCTTATCAAGATCCAGCTGTACCTTTCCATCAGCTTTCATACCAATAGCCTGGAGAAGTCCCTTGAGCTTCCAGAGAGCTGTGTCTACAAGAGGATAATTCTCGTAAACTCTAGCACCCTTACCTTCACCCTTGATGACCTCGAAAGCAACAACGATCATATCGTTACCACCCTGAGACTGCTTTACATCAGCGGAAACAATCTTGCAATTGTGCTTTCCCTCTGGTGCTCTCTCAAAACTCTCTACTCCAGTAAAATCTAACTTCATCTTGCGTGCCATAATTATTTTTCTCCTTTGATAATTTTAACAATCTTTGAATAACTTGGGTTGAGCATCAATGCAGGAACTTTGACTGCATCGTCAACCTGTAATTTTGTCCAATAATAAGGGTTTGCCCCGATATGAGCAGCATACTTGACTACATCTTTTTCTTCGCCAGTAGCCTTATCAGTAACTGTCTTATTGACCTTCGTAAAATGGATTCCATAGTTTGCCATTCCTTGAAGATAGATTCTAGCACCCTTTGTTGTATTCGGTCCAAAATCCGGAATGACCTCATCATCCATACCCTCAATCGTATCATTGGCTTCGTGACAGCTCAATGCTACAATATGTGTTTCAGCAACCTCGTGAAAAATCTTTATGAGCTCTTCGGTCTCTACCTTAAGATCTCCCCACATCTGCTGAGTCATCTTTCGTTTCTTCTGAGTTGCATTCGCATCGATCCACACATTCGTGATCATACTGAATGTATCAACTGCAACAGAAGCGTACTTTTTATCAGTCTTGAGCTCTTCACCAATCTTCTTAAGACGGTCAAGAGTTCCAGCTCTAATAGCTTTAATTCCCTCTACATTAGCAATAGTGTTAGAACCATCATCACCAATCTGGATATACAGTAGAGGTTTTGGTAAAGTAGCTATAAAATGAGTCTTGCCCGAACCTGACTTTCCCCATGGAACCCAGAGGTTTCGTTGACCCAGATCAGCTATGTCAACAGCTTCACTTAGAATTCCCATTCATCTTCTCTCCTTTATCAGTTCTGATTCTATACTCAATTTCAGCATTACAATTGGTACAGTGACAAACCTGAACAATTCCTTCACCCTCATAACCGAAATCTTCGAAGCTAAAATCACTGTCCCAGATCACAGATTTGGAACCACAATGAAAGCATTCATACATTAAGATTCCCT